TGGTTCGAGATGTACGACCGCGAGGGAGAGGTTAGATACGTCTATCTTGATTCCGATGTCCGCGAGAACGTTGACCTGTGGGTTCAGTACCAGCTCCGCATTACGGACGCAAATATCCCTAATCTCCGTACCTTTGCTCTTGATAAGTTCGCTAGCGAGCAACCCAGAGACAAGGTAGTCGGCGCAATCATAATGCTCATGGACCAAGGTCTTTACGAGCTGGAAGAGCTTCTAAACGCTGCCGTTTCTGACCTTGAGGTCATCGACAATACAGTGAAGCTGTTAGGACGCAAGTTCATCTGTGACCCAGATTTCCTGGACTTCCTAACTAGCCTAGGGGGCCTAAGAGAGTCCTCCTCCCCTCTGTTCGTTGTCTCATCTGTCCAGGGAGAAGGCAAGCTTGGAACCAAGCACCTTGCCTCCATTTTCAAGTTCCTAAAGGTTTCCCCAGCCTACCTGCTGTCCTGGCACGCGAGCCACATTTACTCCCGTGCAGTCAACCGTAGGGCGTTTGAGGATACTCCTGAAGAAGAGGTAGATGGTCTTGCGCTCAGCGAGGTAAAGAGAGCCTTCGGCACCTTGAAAGATATGCAGTACCTTATCGACTCCAAGCTCAGGTCAGTTCTTATGGAAGCCTACAAAGGCCCCGTCACTAAGAGTATTGTCCCACGAGTGGACTCTGACGAGTTTAGCACTCTTACCGTGTTCTCCGACCTGCAGGGTCGTAGAGCAGAAGAGATTGAGTTCTCCACCTGGCTACACGCTCAGCCCATGCACGATATCTCCCCAGAGGAGCAGGCGTTGGTTGAGGAGGCTGTGGCATCCGATCTTGCAGATCAGGAATCGGTTGAAGGAGAAGAAACAACTGACGCTGACGGCAATCCAATACAGTCCGATGCAGCAGACCAAGAAGCTGGTGCGGTGGATACCGACTTCGGCAAGGAGGAACAGTAATGGAACTCGAACTGTTTGACAGCTGGGAGCCTATTGCTAAGGCAAGAAAGCCTATCGGCCTAGAGAACTGGAAGCGTCTTTCCCACATGGCAGAGCAGCTAAAGGGAAAGAAGGCATCCGACCTTACTTTCACCTCCTGCTACCCAGGCCACGAAGGCAAGAAGAAGACTCTAGGTTCTATAGAAGGCAACCTCCACTTCCTTATGGGATACGGCAACCCCGCATTCCACATGGCCCCATACCACTGGATGGTCATAGACCCTAACCTCAACGAGGAGGATGCTATCATTCTCCACAGGGCTAATGGACACCCGTCTCGCCCAGGGCTGTGGGAACGCAGTGAGCTTGAGATGGACGACGAGGGCGACCAGATTGAGGGAGCACCTCATCCTGCAGTAGCCGACGTTAGAGAGATGGTGAAGGTAGCTAGAGCTAAGAAGGCCGAAAGCATCACTGTCTCCTCTGGAACAGGCTCCTACACCGCTATCCCTTCCGAGGGCTTGGTGTATGGACACCACAACGACCAGACATACGCTTGGGCCATGCTGCAAGACTCTTTCTTCGCTGCAGCCAACCCAGAGCTAGCCTACAAGATGAACGAGGTAGACGAGGCGCGTGAAGAGATGGAAGAAGCCATTTCCGCTAAAGCCGAGATCCCTGAGCTTGTGAAGCACCTTGCTTTCCGCTTTAGCGAGCAGGACTTTGTTGCTGAGGTCTATCCTCTAGCCAAGTCCCACTTCCCACGTCCTAGCTCCATCGTGCCTATCATGGTAGAGACCGGACAAGACATCTACGGTGTAGTAACCGACTCTTCCATAGACTTCTTCGATAGAGAAGGCTGCCCGGTGAACGTGAGGGTATATGACCTCCCATTCACCAGCTTCGACCTGACCAAGGGCGGAGGCATCTTCTCCAGTGTCATTCACAGCTTTGGTGAGAAGTACTTTGGAATCTCACCTGACTTGGCTGAGTTCGTGACCCAGGAGACTCCTGTGAGCACAGCTCCGGTACTGGAGTCTATCCCCACAGCGGGCCTGGAGGGTATGAGCGACAGCTTCACAGAGAGCGTGCTGGTTAACAAGAACGTGACGATTGATGAGGACGGAACCTTTAGGCTGGTAGTTGAATGAACGAGACTGTATTCCTAGCATGTTCGAATTGCCATGAGATGGTCATCAAGAGCGTCAATGGCGAAATCAAGATGCGGACCAAGATATTACTCCTTTCCGAAGAGAAGGGAGCCCGCGCAGTTTGTAAGGGCTGTGGAGAGGAGATCCCTATTCCAGTGAAGCTTGATGTAGATATAGTCAAGGCCCTGGCCAAAGAGAAGTCTCCCCCACTCTATCTGCGCAGTTTTAAGGGTGAAGGCCGCTCTAAATAACATCTCCTATAAAAAGTCATAAGTAATGCACTTTTCTCTTGACGGTAGGATGTGATGGAGTATAATTAGAAGGAAGCTTGAAGGTCTCCGCCTAGGGGGCTTCTTAATTGATGTCCTCCGATATAGGGAGCAGCCTGGTTCTAGAAGTAGTACCAGGTGCTCCCTTTTTTATTCACCTAAGGTAATACTCAATATGCAAAATGGTTGGACAGACGAAGATACATTCACGTTCTTCGTACCCGCTACTGCACTTGAAGTAAAGAAATCCGGAAAAGGCAAAGACACTAAGCGCTGGATTCAGGGAATCGCTTCCACTGACTCCCGCGATCTACAGGGAGAGATTGTCAAGCAGCACGGAATCGATTTCTCGTACTTCATGAAGCATGGGTACTTTAACGATGATCATAAGCCCGGTCCAGAAAACAAGGTCGGGCAACCAACTGAGTGCAAAATCACCAAGAACGGTATGTGGGTTAAGGGTTTCCTTTTCAACAACCACAAGAAGGCCGATGAGTACTGGGAGCTAATGCATGCTCTTAGCGCTTCAGGAGCTAGCCGCAAGGTAGGATTTTCCATTCAGGGTAAAGTAAAGAGACGAGCTGGTAAAGAGATAGCGGAGTGTTGGATTCAAGACATCGCACTTACACCAGCTCCCGTAAATACGACTACGTGGGCAGAGGTTGCAAAATCCCTGTCTGCAGCAAAGTGGGATTTCTCCAAGTCTGAGGTTGCTGATGAGGCAGAAGAAGACGAAGATAAGGCCCTAACCGCAGGCGGTGGATCACCGCTTGTTCCCGAGAGTCTTGATGGTGGCGTCAAAAAGGATCGCACTTGCAAGGCATTAACATACGATGAAACTGTGGAACATCTCCAGAAGTCCGATGGACTGACCGAGGAAGCTGCAGTGGCTGTCGCAAACGTAGTGTTTGAGCTTTTTTAAGGAGCAATCAAATGAGTGAAAAAACTGTAGCAGAAGAGAGTGTCTCCAAGGCACTTGAAACGCTTCAGGACCTCGCTAAGGGCCACAATTCTCGCGGTACCGCAACGACTAATGTAGAGTCGATGCGTGATGCCGGTGCAGGTGCGGGTTCCGATTCGGGTTCGACTCAGGTATTCCACACTGGCGCTAACTCTGACCCAGGAACCTGGGCCGGAACTGGTCAGCGTAAGTCACCTGAGGATGGAGCAACAGACGGTGTTTCTGAGGACGGAACAGATTATTCTGGTTCCGCAGAGATGGTAAAGTCTGTAATGGAGAAGGCCGCATCTGGTCAGTCTCTTAATGACATCGACAAGGCTATCCTAGCCGCTGCCCTTTCTAAGGGTGGTATGTTTACGAACTTCTCCGGTACCGGTAAGAAGTCCAAGGACGCTGACGATGATGACAAGAACGAAAAGGTCGAAAAGGCCTGTGATGACAAGGACGACGACGACAAGGATGACAAAAAGAATCCTTTCGCTAAGTCCCTCGAAGATGCAGCTTCCGATAACGAAGATGTAGCTAAGGGCCTTGAAGTCTCCTCGTTCCTTTCTGGCTGGGCTGGCGTTCAGAGTGAAGCACTTTCGGGTGTTGAGTCTCGTATCGCTAAGTCGATTCAGGGAGCACACACAGAGCAGCGTAGTTACAATGCAGAGCTTGCGAAGTCAATCGTAGGTCTTGCAGAGGTTCTTACCTTGCAGTCTCAGCGCATCGAGCAGCTTGAGAGTACGCCAGCGCGTGCCCCTAAGTCCGCAACGGCAGTTGAGAAGAGCTTTGGTTCAGGCGGCGACTCACCTCAGGGTGAAGAGCAGCTTTCGAAGAGCCAAGTTCTTGACACGATGACTCGAATGGTTGAGTCGGGTGAATTGAGCGCAACTGAGGTTGTAAAATTTGAATCCACCAATACTCTGTCCCCAGAGATGGATTCTTCCGTTCGTGCGTACCGTCTAGGTCGCTAAAGAAATATAAGGAGCGATTAAAATGACTGTAGGTCTTAAATCCTTTCAGAACTCGACATCAGGTATGTCCGGATTCGGTGCTGGCACCGACGCTGACATTGCTGAGTTGAGTAAAGCTCTTGAGGCCGGTTATCAGACCGGTGCAGGTAAGACTGGTGGTTCCGCACTTCGTGTAGAGTCTCTAGAAGCAAGCCTCAAGGTACTAACGTACACTTCTTCCCACATTAAGTTTTGGAAGAAGATCCCCAAGAGCCCTGCGTACTCAACTGTTGAAGAGTACAACCAACTAATTAACTATGGTGGAACCCAGAATCCTTTCGTACAGGAAGGTGAACTCCCACAGGCAACCGACACGTCGTATGCACGTCGCGTCCAGCTTGTGAAGTTCCTTGGTACCACCCGCGAGGTCACGCATCAGGCATCCCTCGTCCATCCGGCTCATGGCGACTTGATCGCTCTTGAGAACCAGTCGGGCATCCTTTGGTTGCTTGAGCGTGTTGAACAGAATCTGTTCTCCGGTGACTCCTCTCTCTCCTTTGACGGAGAAGCAGAGCAGTGGGACGGTCTTGACGCGTTGATTGATGCTTCCGCCGTTCTCGACCTGGAGGGTAACTCCATCCAGGAAGCAGACATGGAAGAGGCAGCAAACGAGATTGTCGAGAACTACGGTTTCCCAACCGACATGTTCCTCGGTACTCGCACCATGTCCGACCTTGTGAAGACATTCTACCCTCGTGAGCGTATTTCCCTACCTGCACCACAAAATGGTCAGATTGGTAATACCATCCAGACGATCAGCACCCAGGCTGGCGTACTTGAGTTCAATCCAGACGTATTCATTCGTCAGAACGCAACGCCTCCTTCCGCTGCAACGTCTCCTAACGCACCAGCTGCACCGCAGCAAATTGCTGACCCTACCCTTACTGGTACGGATGGCGATCACAACAAGGGTGCTCCAACTGGTGAAACTGCGTTTAACTACGTCGCAACGGCTAATAACCGTTTCGGTGAGTCCGCTCCTTCTCCTGTCCAGGCTGTTCCTGTGGACGTTACACAGGCAGAAAAGGACGCTGGAGATCACGTTGTGGTAACTGTAAAGAACGCAGCATCTATCGGTGCGTTCCCAACTGAATACATTCGTATTTACCGTTCGTCCGCAATCTTGGAACTAACCGTTGTTCCTGCTGACTTTTCGAGCTACTCGCTCGTTGCTCAGGTTCCTGCGGCTCTACAAGGTGCTGCTGCCGATACAGTTTGGAATGATGTAAACCTTACCCTACCGTTCACTTCTGTGGCGTACTTGGGCGAGCTTACACCATCCGTTGTAACTTTCCGTCAGCTCATGCCTATGATGAAGATGGACCTTGCAGTTCTCTCCCCAGCTTACCGTTGGATGATTCTTCTGTACGGTACGCCTATCCTCTTCGCTCCGAAGAAGTGGATTCGCATGATCAACATCGGTCGCCTCGAAGTTCGATAAAGGATAGGTAGGGGCTAAGCTAGTCTTAGTCCCTACTGTCTTGTTCTCATGGCAAAATGTCGTTGGTGTGAAAAAGAACTGCCCTCAGATAATGAGGCAGTGAACTCTTGCGGCTCTTGCCTGTTCCGCTCCCTAGATGAGGTTGTTGAAACTTCAGAGGATGGGGATACGAACCCAGAAGGTGTCAAAATCAACTTTGACCTTTCTGGCCTTGGCAAGGAGAAATCCAGAACCAAGGGTAAGGAAGCGGGAACACTTAAACGTGACCTGTTTTTAAACTCCATGAAACCAAGTCCCCCATCGAATCAGGAGATACTGATGAAGAGAGTGAAAGTAAAGAGCAATAGCATTCGCGGCAAGGTACTTGTCGTGGGTGATTCATTAGTCCTCAACTTTGATGAAAAGGGCGAAGCTGAATGTTTTGCAAGCGACGTTCCTGTAATTACTGCCTACTGCCGTGTGCGCCCTAACAGGATCCGCATTGTAGAGGAGCCAAAAGCAGCTACCCCAGCCCCTACCCTTAAAAAGGTGGAGAAGAAGGTAGAAGCCAAGGTTGAAAAGGTAGAAGTCAAAAAAGAGGATAAACCAAAAGCTAAACCCCGAGTTGAAAAGAAGAAGGCCCCTAAGAAGTCCTTCTTTAAGAAAGACGCGGAGTAAGGAAGATATATCATGGCAAGAGCAAGAAAAGTCATAAGTGACCAGAGCAGCCAGGAGTTCGACGAGCTTCGCCGTCAGTTCAACAACCTACTAGCCATTCTTGGAGCAACAGCCGATTTTGCTGCGCTTCAGGTAGCTATTGCTGCGGGTACAGATGCCGCAGCAACGGGTCGTGAAATCAACGGTGTGCGTCCAACCCCAACTCATCCTCGTCGTGCCCGTAATCAGGACACCGAGGAATTGACCACCGGCTACTAAGTCAAACGACTAGTAATATAATAATACGATAGCCCCCTACCCCTTCAAAAGGGAGGGGGCCGTTGTGTTTTCAGCCCCATCATGCTACAATGAGCTAGTACTAATTTCCACTCCTATAGAGAGTTTTATCTATGTCGTGTGTAATACTTTTACAGAGCCAGATAGGTGATATCTCGGTTTATGTAGAGACAACCGCTGGCGTTGCTGCCACAGGTTTGCTCTTTTCAGACGTTACTGTCACCATCGATAAGGACGGCGGAGGATACTTCGCTCCGGTTCCTGCTATTGATGGCGGTACTTGGGCCGAGGTAAGCGGCGGGTGGTATACAGTTCGTCTTTCCGCCCTCGATACCGATACACTAGGCAATCTAACTGTCCGTGTTGAAGGCGCAGGACTTAAGACCGGTCTAACCCCAGCCTTCATTTCAGAGGACGCTACCCTTCCTGTTTCTACTACCCTCTCGGTCACTACGACCCTTTTGTTTGGGTACGTGCTGGACTCCCAGGGAGCCCCTCTTGCAGGAGCAGCCGTTTCTGCTAAGCCTCTAGCAACCCCGTCCGTGGGATACTCCCCGCCCGATGGCTACGTTCAGGTTACCAACCTAGTTACCGCCAATACGGATAGCTCTGGTTTCTTCCAGATCTCCCTGGTGACGGGCTCGCAGGTTGACTTCTTCATCCCCTCAGCCAACTATCGCCGCACACTGGAAGTCCCTGTTACTTCTACCAACGTTTTTGACATACCTTAAGGGGTTTAAATGACTACTCCTACTAGCATAGAGGTTTCTGTCGATGCAGCGGAATACTCCAAATATGAAGAGGGCAGAGATACCATCACGGTTACTCTCTCCATTACTGGGGGCGCTCCGTATGTAGACGAACAGATCTTCGTAGACCTTGTTAAGGCTCGTCGTTCTAGAGATGCTGTTGTCGCTACCTCCACTCTATCCTTCACGAACACCACGGACCCTCAGTCCGCAGTCGTAGAGTTCTATATTCCGGACATTGTGGACCAGGACCTTATCAGTCTTGTGCGCCACGGCAAGTACTTCGTCAAGGCTACCAGCGTTGTCGATGAGGATATCACTGCTTCCACCGACGATTTCGACATTAGCATTGTATCGGTTGCCCGCCTCAAGAGTGACTACTTGTTCGGCCTCGACCTGACTGCTACCCAGATCCGTGAACCTAAGTTCCAGCCTCAGGAGATTGATGTCACTATCGAAGAGATGAGCGACACTCATCCTCTGGGTGCCTTCAACCTGGGCTACGTCTACCACGAGGACCCTACCGCCAACGCTACTGCAGTTGTTGGTACTGGAGGAACTAATGGAGAAGTTACCATTACGTCTGACGGAACTTACCTTGGTGCTGATGGTAATGCTCTTACTGTTACTGTTCAGACACCTACCGGAACTTCTCCTCTATCTGCTTCTTTTGCTGCTAATCAGCTGATTATTAACTTGGACGTAGACGGCGATGTACTTGACGATCTAGAAAACACAGCTACCTTAGTAGCCGCCGCCATCGACGCCCTACCAGACTTCTCTGCTGTTGTGGCCCCTGGAGATGGCTCAGTCGCTCTTGACACTGCCGAAGGCCCAACCCAGTTCGCTGGTGGCCTGACCACGATCGTTCGTCAGATGAACTGGCACGGTGGTCCTCTCGTAAGCATTACAACCTCCGGTGTCGTCATCCTGCTCGCAGGCGATGGTGGCACCTCCTCCACTAGCTGTGCAGGAACCGGTGGAGTAATCCCCGGAACCACCTCTGATTTCGTCTGTGTAAGGGTGAAGAGCATTCTTCTTCTTCCCGAGGATGATGTCACAGAAACCATTCTCATCGACAAGAAGACGATGGACGATGCCTCCATCCGCAGGTATCTCTGTCAAGCGGTAGCTTGGGTGGAGAAGGACTTCCTTGCCACCTACGTAGAGCCTACCAACGTGGTAACGGACAGAGATCCAACCACTATCCAGTATTCAGCGGGCATCAATGCACCTGCACCTATCTTCACGGATACGGATTTTGATTACATCGTTAGCCCTCTCACCTACTTCGTTCCCAGAAGCCAGGGTAAGTGGGTTCAGATCCAGACCCCGTTCCCACAGCTCCTCCGAGTAGACAGCTTATTTGGTGCTATCGCTAACACCCGTGTTATCGATATCGACCTTGAGTGGATCGAGCACTCCGAGCAGGGTGGCATGATCCAGTTGGTTCCTTTCAACCAGGAGATTGCTTTCGACTTCATCGGACTTCTCTGGGTGAACGCAATCCGTGGTGCTGCTGAGCTTCCTAACTTCTGGCACTACAATGCGATTGTCGGTACCAGAGAAGCCAGCTGTGACATCCAGGAGCTTATCGCTAAGAAGGCAGCTATTGATGCTTTGGTAATGGCCGGTCAGGCTATTCGTCCAGGCCTAGGTTCCACGTCGCTCAGCCGAGATGGCGTAAGCGAGTCGGTGTCCTACATCAACTCCGCCACCTACGGCATGTTCACAGGAACCATCAACTCCTACAAGGACTGGATTACCGAGCACGGTAAGGAGCTTAGAGCTAAGTACCGTGGCGTTACTATGGTGATTGTATAATGAGCTTGTTGGTCGTAGACTTCGACTTTGCGCGGCTTGAGGAACTGATAGAGGCGCGTGGAGACACGGTGATCCTAGAGACAGCAGTAGCCTGCACCTGTCGTAACGGTGACTTGCACTCTGCTCTAATCCTTAGAGAAGGCAAGCCAGCTAACCAGAGAAGCCTATCTTGCCCGCAGTGTCAGGGTGATGGCTTCTTGTACCGCAACGCCCGCAGGGTAAGCGGCCTAATCACAAGCCTTGACCCCGGTCGTAACCGTCAGCTCTACGAGATGGGCTACGCCGTTCCTGGTGACGCCACATTCTCTCCTTCTCTACGCGCAGGGGTAGTCACCGACTTCGATAAGATCACCTTCTGCACCCCTGCCCCCACTAACGAGGGCCAGGTAATCCGCAGAGGAGGGCACACCTTCGAAGACAACGTTCAGTACGTCACCGACCTGGAGACCAACGAGGATCGCCTCTGGTACCGCCCCTCCTGCGCCATATGGTGCGAGGACAGCAACGGTGTGGTATACTCCCAGGGAGCAGACTTTGTGTTCGAGAACAAGAAGATTCAGTGGACAGGCAACCAGCCAGACCTTGGCACCCTGTACACACTAAAGTTCACGGCCTACTTAGAGTGGGTAGCCTACTCAACGCCTTTCGCACGAGTCGATAGAGGCCGTAGCTTGGGCCAGCGAGTGATGATCCGTAAGAAGCACGTCACCTACACCACGGACAGTCCTATGGACAGTCCAGCTTACCGCTCTGAGATGGAGTCTGACTTCACGACAAGAACGAAGATCTAATGGCAGTTAACTTTAAAATCACTGTTCCTAGTTCCACTGGCATATTTGATGTAGACGCATTCAAACTCTCGATGGAACAGGCTCTGCTCAAGATTGCTTGGGAGGCGCAGGACTTTTGGGTTACTGCTGCTGGCAAGAGACTAAAGTCGAGCCGTGCAGACTACCAAGCGGCTATCAAGATATTTGGTAAGGTCGGAGAAAAATCTGTTTCTTTAGGCCTAGAAGGACCTTCTTGGCTTGGAGGCCTGGAGATGGGAACTCCAGGATATAGTATGAACGTGAAGCGCGGACAACTTGTCCCCTTGAACGTAAACAGACAAATCATTTTCACTAGTCCTGGGGTTTGGGCTACTGGATCCGGAGAGCCTTGGAAGCACCCAGGCTTTCCTGGTTTTAATATGAGAGACGATGTAGCAGACTACATCAAAGATGAGCTTGCCCCCAAGTATGTGGGTGAGGCTATCGAGAAGTTGTTGGGGAATTAATAATGGCTGTAATACCTGAAGTAATACTACAGAGAGCGATCATCGCAGGCTTTAGAGCTATGAGGGAAGACGATCGTATCCTTGATGCAATCTTCCGTCATTTGAACCAGGACCAGTTGGAGGCTGTTAAAAGCTTTGTTCTGGAGACGCCCATTGACTTCTCCATCAACTATCCCCGCAAAGAGCCTACTCTTCCTTCGTTGGTACTAGTATTACGGAACGAATCAGAGGGTGAAACTTGGCTGGGCGATGTTATGGGGGATAGAAGCGATTTGTACGTCCCTGACCCGGAACTGTCCTACGACACCCTGGGAGGCCACGGAGCCTCTACAAGCGGTTCTAGCGGCCTTCCTGTGAAGGTGGCAGGGCCTCTAGGGGTACAGTCTCAGCCAGACACTGGGAGTATTATCTTTGATGATGGTGACAATATAGAGGCTCTTGTTGATAATCTACTTGAAAATCCCACAGGATGCCTTATACTGTATGTAGTAGAGGGCGCTGGTGCTGGCGAGACTTATAATATTCTTCGACTAAGAGAAGATGGTCTTGACATCGATGGCGCATTTAATCCTCAACTTGACGATACGAGTGTAGTAGATATTCGTAAACCAGACGATCCAATGCTTGCCACAGGTGAGCCATCTAGGGTATACTCTAGTACTGGGTCGTACCTCCGTAAAGGCGCTAACTTCGCCGCTAACTATAGCCTGCATGTAATGGCCGGTCAGCAAGACCAGGTGATATACCTTTACTCCGCAGTAAAGGCATTGTTGCTTTCTCAGAGAGCTTTTCTAGAAAGCCAAGGAGTTATCAATCTGAAGATTGGTGGCTCTGATTTCGCTCCCCGAACAGAGTTTTTACCAGATGAGGTTTTTCAGAGAATGATGAACCTTCAGTTTACATCTCCGTTTAGCTTCCTTGAGGAGCAAGAAGTGTTCGCCCAGATTCAAGTAAACTACGAAGTGTACGGCGACACGATCCTAAAGTTCCCAATAACCCTGTAAGGTGGTTTGTCTATGTCTGAAGACACTAAAAAAGAAGAAGTTAAGTCTGTGACTAAGTTTGTAGCTAAGTCAGAGACCAAAGCAGTTAAGGCTGCTCCAAAGAAAAGAAAGGTCGCTGCAAAGCGCCCAGTAACAAAGCCCGTGAAGCGTTACACCTTCGAGCAGTGGGCAGCCCGACGCGGCGTCAAAGTACATCATCGTGGTGGCCTTCGCGCATTTATCAAGAACTCTACGAAGCCTCGTTCCCTAGCAGACTGGGACTTGGGCTTTAAAGGCTATTAATAGGAGATAATCTATCATGGCTAGATCAGTAACTTTCAATGGTATCACAAGATTCACCCCAGGTGGTATCACTAAAATCAATGCAGCCGGGTTGTCCCAGGTTCTCCTATCCGATAATAGCATTGTTGGACTCGTCGGAGAATGTGAAGGCGGAGCACCAGGCTCCACCGCAGGTCTCGTTACACTATTCGACCCAGCTAGAGCATCAGAATTGTTCAAGAGTGGCGATGTTGTTGACGCCCTTGGCCTTGCTTTCCAGTCCTCGAACGACCCTGACGTACCAGGTGGCGCTTCCCGAGTACTTGTATACAAGACTAACGAATCCCTCGCATCTAGCGTAAATCTTCCAGCAGACCCCTCAGCTGACCTAACTAACGGCAGCGCCGCAACCGGTGGAGATGCTACAACTCTTATTGATTCCACCCTGGTTGGTGTGACAATAGACGACCAGTTTAACGGCAGGTGGATTGTTATCGACCCAGCCAATGCCACTCTTACTGAGGCTCGCCTGGTCACTGACTACGACGCTTCCTCTGGCACATTTACTTTTGCCACAGTAACTACCGTACCAGCAGCTCAGGACTATGTTGTTCTTGCCGCTGAGCTTGTGGATGTCGTAGACGCTGCAGCTACAACTACTACAATCCCTCTTCTAGATCAGACTACTATGACAGTAGACGAGCATGCTGGACGTTGGGTTGTTGTTCACGACGACACTGTTACTCCCGCTACTGTTCTCCGTCAGATTGTAAGCAACACTGCTAGTATTCTTACGGTTACTCCAGCAATGGCAGCAGCTCCAGTTACTCTGACAGCTTATGTTGAGATTCTTGGTAACTCAGTTGACCTAACCAGCAAGGACTGGGGCGCACACACCAACGGTATTACTGTTGATGTAGCCACCGGTACCGCAGCTGGTACTAAGGTTGTAACGGTTACTTTCGAAGGCGAAGAGGAAGTCTCCACCGACCTTGGCGGAAATATCCAGATGAAGGTGTTTTTCAATAACTCACCAGAAACAACTGGCGACACTGTACTGGGAGATGGTACGGAACTTGTTCCTAACACGACCACTTCCATCGAGCTTACAACTGGTTCCCATACACCTTCTGAGTTCGTAGGAATGCAGGTTCTGATCAATGGTGAATACACCATTGTCACCGCAAACACCGCAGACGTTCTTACCTTGAGCCCAGCACTGTCTGAGGTTCCAGGAGATGGAGACGCAGTGAGCATCTCTGCCGTTCTAACTCTTGATGTCCAGGGCTCTGCAGGTAACGCAACAGGTCTTACCACCACTGGTACTGGCGACAACCTTGACATTACTTTCACAACCGGCCAGACGCTTCGTGAGTTGTTGGACGCTATCAACGCTAATCCTTCCTACGAGGCAACGGCAGGACAGGCAGTCAACGTAGACACCACCTTGGTAGCTGATTTTGACTTCGGTCCATTTGTCACAGTAAATATTGGTGCTTCTCTCGACCTTGCAGAAGAGGGTACTACCCGCAACGTAATGGCCATCGTAGACTACTTGAACGATTTCTCCACGTATGTTAGAGCAGTGCGCTCAGCAGACACAGGAAGCTTTGTTTCAGGTTGCTGCCCTCCAGCAGACATCGGTGAGCCTCTCTACCTAACAGGTGGTTCTCGCGGTGTTTCCACTAACACGGAGTTCCAGGCCGGTCTCGATGAGCTTCTAAAGGTTCGTTGTAACTCGGTTGTTCCTCTAATCGACGAGGATCTTTCTGCTGAGGGCCTAGGCTCTTCAGCAACTGTCGCTTCCGTCGCTGCTCAGCTAGCTGACCACGTTGCTACCGCTCGCGGTACCGGTCAGGATAAGGCTGGAGAGCGTGGTGGTTTCCAGGGATTCGTAGGAACCAAGGACCAGGTTATCGCTCAGGCGAACAGCTTGAACGACATGGACGTAGCTCTAGTAGCTCAGAACCCAACCGTTCTGAACGCTGCTGGCTCCCTTGAGGAGTTCGGGCCTCGTATGCTAGCTGTTATGGCTGCTTCGATGCGCTCCGGTGTTCAGGAAGTTGCTGAGCCACTCACCCATAAGCTAGTCCGCAGCTCCGGTATGACTCAGGACGCTACCTGGGATCCAGGAGATCTTACGGATGCAAACGAAATGATTATCAATGGTGTTCTGTTTACAGAGACTATTGATGGTGTCGGAACCCGTTGGGTTCGAGACCTCACCACCTGGGTTGCAGACGATAATCTCGCCTACAGCGAAGGTAGTATTCGTGACGCAGTTCGCTTTGTAGCATATGGACTTCGTACAACTCTTGTAGAGCGTTTCACAGGCAAGAAGGCAGCTCCATCCACCATCGCTAACGTGAAGGATGCAGCCGCAACATTCCTTGAGCTAACTCGTCAGGATGACATTATCGTGGATTCTACGGATCCAACAACCGGTTCGACCATAAAGGCGTACCATAACCTCAAGGTGACATCCTCTGGTGACACCGTTCGTATCAACGTAGGTATCTTCCCTGTCCCAGGGATTAACTTCCAGTTGACAGATATTTACCTTCAGTTGCCAACGCAATCGTCGTAAGCAGCTTTTTGATTAAGAAGAAACTAAGGAGTTTTTAAAATGGCTATCTCTCTTGATGCAATAGTTAGTGCTTATTTACTATCACTAAAAGATGCGTTGACAACCGGCACCGATACTGGCGATCCAGGTGCGTTTGCGGGTGACGTTCACGCCGCAGCTCAGAACTATCTCCGTGCCCAAGATTTGGCCACGGCGTTGGAACTGCTTTCGGATGCTCTCGACGCAACAACCCCTCTCGTAGTTGTCTCTGGTTCCACTACAACCATTGTGGATGGTGTCGCGACTTTTGTCGCTGGTGAGCAGGTTGGTAACACTGTAACAATGGGCACCTCGGTTGAGACTATTGAGGGCGAAACCGCTGTTGTTGTTTCTAACACCACAACCACGCTCACCCTTTCTCCTCCGTTCTCGGCAACAACTACGGCGACTGACGAGTACACCATTGAAGCTACGTTCCTTGATGACTCCATTGCTGCTCTTAGAGACGGCAAGGGTATTGCGGACGCTACCCCAGGCAATCCTTACGGAAGCCAGAGGAACGCAATCGCAGGTCTCATGCTCGGTATTGAGACTGTTGGTGCCGCTACTGTCGCTGAGCGTAATATCGGTCGTGCCGGTCTTACCGCTCTAGTAGGCTCCACGGATACCGTGGTTATCCTTTCGGACTCAGACTATCGCATTGACCAGTTTAAGGGCATGCGCGTAGTAGTTACCGCTAGGGGCGAAGGAATCGTTTCTAGTAGCAACGAGAACTCCGTTACCCTTCGTGGTCCAATGGCAGCTGCCGCACAGGCAGCAGACGCTGTTGCTATCACCGTACCAGCCAACGACTTTGGCGGCACCTCTGCCCCTAAGGTTGTTACCCATCCAGGCTCTCAGCCAGGTGAGAACGCTTATCTTGCCAGTCTGATTGACCAGTTCGAAAAGTTGGTTGAAGCCGCTACGGTCCCAACCTAAGAGTAAGTTTAGTGGACCTGGGGGCCAATCGTCGTCCCCTCCGAAAGGCCTCTGGGTTTACTTTTTCTAGATTTCGCTCTAAAAGAGTGTTATAGTATATTAGGAGTTAAAAATGGCGTCACAGACATTTTCAGGAGCGAGAGCTATTTTCCTGGTCAACGGTGCTGCTGTTGGTTTTGCAGGAGGCGTTTCCGGCGAGGAAATGATCGACTATGAGCCAATTGACGTACTCAACTTGCTTGAGGTGCGTGAGCATGTCCCAGTTGCATACAGAACTAGTTTGAATGCCCAAATCTTTAGAGTCGTTGGAGACTCCCTCAAAGCTCAGGGAATCCTCCCAGTGCAGAGTGACATTATCACCTCTGGTGATATGGAAGCCGCTATTCAGGATAGCGTTACCCGCAACACTGTACAGCTCTTCCAGGGCGTTCGTTGCTCAGGTCACAGCTTTGACATTACCGCACGAGGAGTCGTTCAGGAGAACGTTCCCTTCGTAGCAATCAGGGTTATCGACGAGTTCGAAAATCCAGTATAAATAAGAAAACTTATGAGATCCTTGTGCTGCCCCTTGGTGGGGCGGCATAAGCTCGTTCTCATTGAAGGGGAATATTATAATGGTAGATTCATCTCTAACACATACGTTCAACATTGACTTCTATTCTGAGGCCAGCGAACGTAGGTATGCCGGATCTTTCACAACCAAAAAGCTCAGTATCAGGGACATGACCATAGTGGGTGTCCGCAAGGTACAGCTTTGTGGTGGGATGTCCTACAACCCGGCCAAGCCTGGTCAGGGTATTGATTTTGCTACGTTCCAGATTAATGGAATGATTGCACACTTGGAGATTGCTCTTGTAGAGTCTCCTAAGTGGTTCAACATGGACGAACTTACAGACATAGAGATTATGTCCAAGGTTTTCGAGGAGGTAATCTCTTTTGAAAACAACTTTCCTGGACGAGGGTCTGACTCTGCAGGAGGACATAAGCGAGGCGGCGCAGCAGAAAGCGAGACGCCGGAAGGTGGATCCGACTCTGCTGGAAGTTCTGCGCAGGTGGTGGGCGGAGAAGTACAAGCTTCCCTCGAACCATGAGCTATTCCAGGGTAGTACGCTCTTCGAGCTACTAACAGATTTCTGGGAAGACTATTACTATAAGAGTCCTCTTGAGGCCCACCGCAACGAGAAGGGCGAGATCCAGTTTTCGCATACTGGAGACGATCTTATCGATAAGTGGGAGAAGGAACTTTCCGAAGGCAAGTCTCCGGATTACCTAGAGGCGTTTAGTCCTAAAGATATTGAGAAGCTCAATGAGCTTAGAACTAGGGGTACTACCAAATTCGGTAAATCCATCCCCAGGCCTGCCAATACCACGTTGAAACAGACGGCGGATACGGTGGCAGAAGACGCACAACGGCAAGGTCTAGCTAATACAGCGAGAAGGCCTTCTATATATAAGACGTTTAGTGACCCTGCCCCCGATGACTGATATACTGTTATAGTGGGGTAAAAGGAAGTAACACTTGGTTGACGAGAAGAAAACAGTTGAACTTGAGGTAACTGCTGATACTCAGCAAGCTGAAGAGCAATTAACTAAGATTGCTAATCAGGCTGAGACTCTTGGTAAGTCCGATAAGAAGTATGCTGACATTGCTGAGAAGCATGCAAAGCAGACAGCTAAATTCGACGAAAAGCTCAACGACCCTAAAAAGCGTAAGAAGAAAGAGCGTAGCTCTAAGCAGATGCTCGCCCACGAGGAGAAAAGGCTCAAGCTTTTAAAAAAGCAGAATGCCGAGCTAGAGAAGTACCAACGCACACAGCAAAAAATACTCAACCAAGGTGGCGGTAAGGGGCCAGGTGGAGGCGGAGGCGGCGGCGGCGGAGGCGGAGGCGGTGACGACAGTACCAAAGCCTCCTTTATGAGCGGATTGTTGGGTATCGCTGGCGGCGCTGCAATATCTGCTGCAGGCTTGGCGGTGGGTGCTGTTTCTAAGCAGATTAGCGCTGGCTTTGAGGCCTATGTAGAGTTTGGTAAGGCTCAAATTGGTCTTGCCGGTATGGGCGCGTCGGAGGAGAGTCTCAACCAGCTTCGTGGTGCTAGTGCCGCGAAGTACGGCTATACAGGCACGGAGACTCTGGAGCAGGCCGCTGTGGTCGGTAGGGCAACTGGTCAGTATGGGTCTGTAAGCACTGCTCAAGAACTTACTCGTGGCACTTCGATGCAGATGGCCGAGAGCACCGGGATCATGCAGACCATGACCCAGGCCGGTACAGGCTTTGGCGGCAAAGCTGGTAAACAGGGCTTTAAAGAACTGCAAAAAGCTGTCGCTCTTGGATTTGACTCTGGTATGGACGAAGCGCGTCTTCCAGAGTACCTAAGAGGCGTTCAGAAGGTTGTCCAGGCCCAGGGTGCTCGTGTAGGCGGAGACGTTAGCTTTGAGGAGTATGGAAGAGTCTTCCAGGCTATGGGCAAGTATGGTGGACCAGCGCTGCAGGGTGATCGAGGCGCGGCAATGTTCTCGAAGCTCAATGAGGGTATTGTGCAGCCAGGAGGCGGCGAAGCCGGTCAGGCCATTACACTACAGGCTATGGGCTTTGGTACCCCAGGCGGCGATAAGTCCTACTACGAGGCTAGAAAGCAGCAGCAGAAAGGTGCGACACCTGAGAACGTAAAAGCCCTATTTGAAATGACTGCTTCCCAAACGGATGGCGGTGAAGAGCAGATCATGGAGCTTTCCAAGATTCTGAATATCGACAACTATGAAGCACTTGAAAAGATGCGAGATGTTGTTGAGAATCAAGGCTTCTCTCCTGCGATGACGGAAGCAAAGCTTCAGGAGCTTATTGACGAAACGGGCTCGGCTGAAGATAGAGCTACCAAAGAACTTGCAGGAATCGGTAGAGTACAAATGGATTCTGTGGCGCTTCAAAACCGTCTTGTCGATATAGGAAAAGATAACTACCAACAGATTCTTGATATGCAAATTGCAGTCAATAAAGCAGTAGATGAACTACTTCCCTTCGCCAATAAAGCTCTGGACACCGTTGCCAAAGCTACTACCTCTATAGCCAACTTTATGGGCGGAAACATAAACTACGACCCCAACGAGGGCGTACAGCGACAAACATCTTGGTTTAGTTTTGGAGAGGACCAGCAATACGCTGCGACACCTAAAGGTGGCAGCGTAGGGGAGTTTGACCCCTCCTATGTTGCTGGTCAATACAATATGGACCGAGATAGGCGTTCAGCTATCGCTGAGGTCTTTGAAGATAACCCAATCTCTGAGAGCATGGGTGGCCGTCGCGTACAAGACGTTTACAATGAAATGACCTCCGGTGCGAAGTTTGGGCCTACTCCAAAGGAGCAAAAGTTGACTATGGAGAAGTGGTTTGGTCCTGGAGGCGAGTTTGAGGACAGGGTGAGCAGAATAGAGGCCGCTGCTCTGTCGTCCACTGCTCAATCCGCTGCAAAGAGCAAGGATGGTCGGATCTTGAAAGACATTCACAATGATATGACCTCCGGTGAGAAGCTTGGGCCTACTCCACCAGACCAGCTGATGAGCGTTCCTGCCAGTGAGTTTGAGGCAAGGCTATCCGCAATAGAGGCCGCCGCTGTGTCCACTGCTCAATCCGCTGCAAAGGCTGTTGAGAATGTTGCGGAATCTGGAAGACTAAACAACACAAACGCAGCAGTCAACGCCGTACCACCAGACCAGCTGATGAGCGTTCCTGGCGATACTGTAGTATACTAAGCAACCATGTCTGCTATAATAAATCAACCAGATGCAGTTGACTTCTTGGGTTCTTTAGGACCTGATGGGGTTCGTCGATACAAGACCCGATGTAAGGTTTTGCTTGACGGTCATTTGCAGACTGAAACACTCGTCCTGATTGACGATGTTGTGTCTGTTCAAACCAGCAAGACCATCAAAGGGGCTGGGCAGGCGACGTTTATCCTCACTCCTTCCGAGAACTACCTTAATATTATCTTCCCTAACGATTACGTAAATATCTATTTTGATATTGGGGACGGCTCTGGGTGGACCCGTACTTTCTTCGGGCTCGTAGATAGGGTTGAGGAAGACTACACTGTAGCAAAAGAAGGACAGCCCAGAACTACATATAAGGTTGTCTGCACAGACTTTCATAAGGTCTTTGAGCGAAGTATGGTTTATTTCAACCCGCACTTGGCTAACCGTGACGAGTTCCAAAACTATGATTTTGCAAAGGCCAATGTTGCTGGCCTTTCCTTGATGACTAAAGGCATTTTGGCAGGAGGCACTCCTCCCGCCATTATTCAGAATGTCATCAATCAGATGATGGGGTTTGGCACTCAGTTCCAGCTTCCGCCTTCCTACTTTCCCGGCAGTGTCCAAGATAGGCTGAGAAAGAAGCGAGCTTTAGATGTGCAAGGCCGTCTTTCTATCGAAGACGCTAAAGCCTTTGGCGTCACCGCTGGTGGCAACTATCTTCAGTATAAAGAGGATATTCAAAAGCAAGTTACGGCGACTGTAGACAAATTTGGAAAGCTAAGCAGCATCGAAGAGCAACGTAAAGCGGTTGCTGAACAGCTTGGAATTAAGCTGAGAGCAACCAAAGAGCAGATTGCTACCCCAGACCAGCTCATTCAGCAGGCAACAGACGAGACGCTTAGAAAGAACATGTCGTCAGTAAAGGAGTTGCGAGGACTTGCAGGCACGGCGTTCTCCGATGCCCAACGCAACATATCCACTCTCGAAAGCACCGTTGCCGAGCAATCTTACTTAATTGATATCCTTGATATGTATACCTTTGTAGAGAAGAGAGCTATAGATGGTTACTTATTCGGCCAGCCCGTTTGGCAGAAGCAGGGACCTCTTATCTCCATCTTGAGGACTTTCTCTAACGAGCCTATCAATGAGTTGTTCTTCGACCTAAGACCTCTAAGCACGGAAACCGGCAACGATGATAATGATTTCCGCCCTGTGGAGGGAGGGTACTCTATCACAGCGGATGATAAGAATGGTAACTTGAACGAGGGTGAGGAGAACGGAATCACCATGATTCCCGCTGTCATCATGCGTGAATACCCTTTCGCAACTATCGATGGCGTAGATCTATCTGCAGTTACGCTGCAGGTCAAGTCCCAGAAGGACCCGGTGACTGGCGAGGCTAAAGAAATCAATGTTGGTCCCGTACCCTTTGGCGCTATCTTTGCCGATGGCCCAAATACGCCAGGACGACATGTAGTAGATATTCCAAATATCAATGTGGATGACCGAGCACTAGCCAGGGCCGACTCCCAGGCTGTATCTGCGGAACCAACCGCCCTTGGATACAAGCACTTAGACGTAGCTGTGGTTTCTGAGGGAGAGATTATAAAATCGACCCTTGGCCGCTCTGATGCGGATCACTTCAACCTTTTTGAGTTCTGGTCTGATGCAGTTCTGGGTACCGACCAGAAGTTCTACATGAAGGACGTTCTGCCCATCATCACCCCCGTTCATATTCTTCGTCACGGTCTTAGGGTACGAACAGTTACAACTCGTGCAGCGCGTTTCAGCTTGGAAGCTGTGGCTAAGCAAAAGGGATTTAGAGGTGCAGTACCTGAGAAGATACCAGCCACCAACAAGAGGGATAATTCGGCTGAGGATCTAGGAGAGGTTGATCCTAGGCAGATAGGCTTGCCAATAGGCCCAGACCCCTCCGTTGTTAGTTTTATAAACAATGCCCAAGGAGATTGGGGCTACCGGCGCAAGCCAGGTGCTAGATGTCCGGATGTGCCAGGCGGAGAAATCGGGGGGTGGGTATTCCACCAAGGAATTGACATCACCAAAAAACGTAGCGTTACTTATAGTGTTGATATTCCTGTCTATGCTATTGCCGATGGTTGGGTAACGCATTGCGTACCAGACGGAGTTAAGGCGGGCTACGGAAATCATATAGTAGTTAGGCATAACTTTACAGGAATTAAGGGGTTTAGATCTTCCCTCTATGGTCATCTTGCAGCTTTTGCGCCTGGAGTGCGTTTAGGTAAGTCCTCTAGACTAACAGGTACAGCAAGCAAGATAGGAAACTACTGTGCAGCCACGGAGGCGTCGGGCGTAGGCACGCCCCTTCAAAAGGTAAAGCAAATAAAGAAGGGCCAACTCCTTGGGTATATGGGGAATACTGGAACCAGTAAAGAGGGTACGGGCAGAGGTATCCATCTGCATTTTGAGATCATTAGAAGGTATGTTACTCGCAAGGATGAGGTTACACGTAGAATTCCTTTCTCGGAGTCCCCTACCACCGGTTCTACTCCTGCCGCTCCAGCTAGTTTTGACGACTCTGGAGAGAACACGGATACAATGGTGGCCGCAGGCCAGCGTGGTTGCGACCCTGTAGAGTTCTATTCCGCGTTTGGTAAGGATTTGGTTGGGCTGCTAAACGGAGGTGTAGGTGCCGATCCTTCTGACCAAGGGGAGACAGAGGACGACGACCAGGATAACGGTGATGGCTCTGCGGAGGAGACAGCAAATAATCCTATATCGGATGTTCAGGAAGAAACCGGGACGCCGCTTATTCCGAAGAGAGAAGCAGCTGCGGCCAAAAACTCAGTGGATAGTGGGTCTACTCGTAGGCAGATTCTTAGATGGGCGTTACTTCAAGACCATTGGTACCAGCACAACCTGGAGTATCTGTCCGGTAGAATTGACATGCGAGGAGCCCCAGAGATTCGCGTAGGCTATCGTCTAGACATCAAAGAGCGCAACATGAGTTTCTACATTGAGGGAGTAAACCATAGTTGGTCTTACCCCAACAGTATGAAGACGAACCTTCAGGTGTCCAGAGGGCAACCCAACAACCCTTTCCCTCTCTATGTGTATCCTTACATGGAGAATCTTGGAACCACAGACTCACAACGAAGAAATGCACGAAGCCGTCTAGCAACGTACTTCCTAACTCCAGATCCTGTTGCCATACGTAGATCTTTGTTCTTGCGTGGGGATACTGTAAAGGAGGCCGGTTTGTACCGCAACAATGCTTATGCAGCAACTGCTTCCCAAGAAAATGGAACCAATATTGTGGATAACATCTCCGCTATTGAGTATGTTGAAGAGGCTAAGGTTTCCGAGAAGTACAACGAGATGGTTGTTCCAGCAGGCAGGGTAGTAGATCTTACAGACAGCGGTCTACAGGACAATGAGGATGCAAGAGACAACACTGACACCTCTATCATATCCGGTACAGACTCTTCGGGTCTACCTAAACTTGGGAGTTTCAGGAAGAGGAAGAGGAGGAGATAAATGTTCTCTACTAAGTACAGAGGGCTAATCATGCCTGATGGAACTACTTTACAGAGTTCCGTCACTATGGATTCGTCAGACTATCCTGATCGGCACATGAATTCGTTCTTCTTGGGTGTGGTTCTCGATATTCACCCCTCCGATTCTGACAAGAACCGCTCGGGATTTCAGACTACAGATAGAAGAGGCTATAGGCATGAGTGTACAGTTCTGGTTGTTGATGACGGCCAGGATGGGTATCTGATGTTGGATAACGTAGCGTTGACTCCAGATGCGCCTATTGGTCTAGACGACTACCAAGAAAAGCTTCCAAAGGGCTCCTCTATCTTGTTCGATGGAGAAGACTACGATTCTACTCTAAAGCAGATTGACCCCTACGACTTGGATGGCGATTGGTGTGTTATAGGCTTCATGGGAGGACGTATTGATTCCCCCTTCGTTGTGCGCTGGTGGCCACACGCACGAAATCCTTTCGACCCTGCGACCAGCGGGGTTGCTGGTGACGAGACTGCTCTAGTTCAGCTTGGGCGCTACTTCCGACGAGTGAATGGAGTTGAGACTGTAATCAATCCTAGCGGGGATATCATTATCTCTACCACTTACAGTGGGTCCTCCTTGGCTCCAGGCGAAGATTCAACTTTTGGTCGTTTCCCAAGAGCTATAAACGAAGAGGTTGGTGGCAGCGTAAGACTATATGTAAAGCCCTCCCAATCTTTTGAGATTGATTTTAACCCTCAGCAGGACGGTATTGGGGTCTTGGATGCCCCTGACTCCAACCTTCCACAAACTAACCCTCCCCAGCAAGAGGCAGAATCAGAGGAGACCGGAGAGCTTCCAGCTGAGAGCTTCCTTTACTTTGACCGGGAAGTGCTAGACCTGTATATCCCGGTGACTGCCTCGATCGTCAGCCAAGATAATATGCTTCTGAAGGCTGTTAACTTCATTTCTATAGCAACCGATGGGGATGAGGACTATATCGACCTTACGTCCAACGTCAAAATGACCCTGGAATCCACCAAGATCTACCTGGGTCAGTTTGCTGAGGACGAGGAGGAAGACCCTGTTATTCTGGGAGAGAAGCACCGAACTTGGTTCCTTGATACCTTCCAGGTTCTGTCTCCGTTTGGTCCTTTGAAGATTGATCCTGCCACTGTGCAGGAAGGAAGCCCATATGACGACACATTAAGTGTGAAGTCTTATGTAGAGTAATACTGGAAAAGATGATATACTGTTATGACTGTAAGTAAGTCAGGCTTGAAAGCCGCCCTAGAGACGTTCTTCACGCCCCCTTCCAAAGGTGGTACTCTTCCCCAAGATGAAGATCCCACCGATCACCAGAAGGCTTGTGCCGCGCTTTGGGCCGATGCCATGCAAACCTATGTGGCTGGGGCGTTCCCTGGCCCCTCTCCTGCCATCATGGGTACCGCATCCGCTAACCTTCAGACAGCCCTAGAAGGTGTCTTTGCTGGTTGGTATGCACTAGACGACTATCCCCCCGATGATTGTGCAGCTATTAATGCCGCCTTCGAGGCATTTGCAGCAGAAATATTCGCCTCCCCTGTCCCGCTGTATACGGCCCGTGCGTGGATAGGGCTCACGCCGCCCACTCCTCCTATTGATTTTTGTACCCTAGGCACAGGAGACGACTACTCCGCAGCAGCCGATAACTTTGCGAACCTAATAGACTCTTGGTTCACCACAGGAATATCGAAAACCTCAGATGATAATCCTCCTTCCAAGCCTCCTTTAACCGAAACCTGGTCATAATACATGGCACTAAGAAACTTCGTTAGTAAGCACGCAGCAAGTTTGGACTCCGTTCCTGGATTAGCCAGTAGCGGCGGAAGTTCCAAATTTTCGACTACTATAAGCGTGTCTGAGGAGACTAAGAAAGCCGCTTGGGACACCGGTCCTATTTCTGAGGCGCTCAAGTCTCAGTACAGCATATATATCCACAACACTACCACGAACAGCGTAGAGTCTTCCCCTAGCTTTTTGGACCTTGACCCAGCAGGAAGCTCCCCCGCCGAGTACTTCTTTAGTGTAGCCCCTCGCGTTACGGAGCTTTCGGAGCCGTATACCACAACGATCACACCCACTCAGCGTGGTGGTAAGTTTGTAGAGTCTCACGGTTCTATCATCAAGAACCTTAGAATTCAAGGCACCACAGGTGTTCGCCCCAATAGAGGAACCCTGGGAAGGGGAGGCGATGCGGCCAATATTCCTCTAGTAGGACAAGCCATTGGGGATTTGGCGTCGAACTTCCGTCTAGGTGATCGTCGAAGGCAAGCTGCGATAGGAGAGAAAACTGGCTTTACGGACATTACTTTCCTTAGAAACATCTTTAGAGCCTATTCTGATATCAAAGAAAACGATGAGTTCTCTAATAACATCGTGATGATATTCCAGAATAACAAGGATAATGATTCTTGGATTGTAGAACCGATCGATTTCAAAGTAACCCGTTCCTCTAAGTCTCCTCTTGCATACGACTATTCCATTACTCTGAAGACCCTAGCCCCCAAAGAGGCAATACTAAGGGCCGACGCAGACGACCCTCTTTCCCGCATCCTGAACGTTCAGAGGGTTTTCTCCCGAGTGCAGGAGTTCAACCAGTCCCTTCGTAGAACCTTCCTGGTTGTATCCACCCAGATTCGCCGTCTAGAGGGTCTTGGCGTTTTTGCTCAGACACAGATTATGAACCCCATAATCAACGTAACACGCGGACTAGGGGTAATCAGGTCAACTGGAGCTAACTTCGGTCGTGCCCTTCGTAGGAACGCTCAGACACTCGCAGAGAACTTGGACGAGGCGATAGACCTCCTTACAGGTGCGCCGGGGGTGGAAGAGCAAGACGCCTTGGTTCGGTCTCTTCGTAGGGCTCGTATAACCGCCTCCAGAATCCTTGTGGAGCCAGGCGTTCGTGAGTCTGCTGGAGGAGACAGCGCTGATAGACATGACCGCTTCGCCCGAGCATACGTTGCTGCGCAGGATAGAGTAGACATTACCACCAGGGCTCCTGCTGTGGGTGGGTCTAGAACTTATCTTGGTAACGAACGAAACTCTACCAATCTTGGTCAAGGCACTGTTCACAAGGATGAGGACATCCGTTCAGCTGCCGGAAGACTTCTTGGGGATAGGTCTCGTTGGCAGATTCTTGCTACCGTCAACAACCTTAAGCCGCCCTACTTTACAGCAGACGGCGCTGGAGATACCCTTGCTTTCGGTGACCCAGTTCTGTTTCCTGTGTCTACAGGTGGTGTTGGGGGAAACATCAACACCTCTTCTGTGTCGGATGAGGAGACAGCAGGAGACGACCAAGGAACCCTCGGGCCTGTTCAGCATGCTTACGGTCGTGATCTTCGTTTGAAGTCGGTTCCAGTTTCCGCCTCCGGTGTTGCTTATACAGATTTTAATGTCAACCAAAAGGGAGACCTGTCCACCGTTGTTGGTACCCCCAACGTAACACAGGGTATCCTGCTGAAGTTCTCTACGGAAAAGGGAGAGTTGGTTCCGCACGCAAACTATGGTGCTCAGTTTCCTATTGGAAGTAAAGCAACTCCCAGAGCCATAAACGATTTCAGGTCGCAAACTGAGGCGATCCTTCTTAGTGACTCAAGAGTTTCTAGAATTGCAAACTTGGATTTTATTGTTGATGGAGACACTATCTTAGCCCAAGTAAGCGTTGTTCTACTAGACGCTGCTACCAGTTTAAATCTTTTTGTTCCTGTTAGGATCTTGTAATGGCTTTTACTCCTAGATCATTCAATACTATTCTCACTGATATGGTTGCATATGTGCAATCTCGAACGCAGATTACTGACTTTACAGTAGGCTCTTCTATTAGAACTGTTCTTGAGGCAGCAGCGTTGGAGGACGACGAGCAGTATTATCAGATGGTACAGCTCCTTGATATCTTCTCCTACACCACAGCTTCTGGCGAGAACTTGGATAGGCGACTTGCTGATTTCAATATCGTCCGTACAGATGCCCAGACTGCTTTTGGTCTTGTAACCTTCACTAATGGTAACATTAAGACAGACCTTGCCGCCGCTGATGCCGTTTCTGGGGGTGTCAGTCTTGTAGTTTTTGACTCTTCGTCATTCCCAGTTACAGGTTTTCCTTACACGATTCGTATCGCGGAATCTTCAACTCGTGTCCAAGACGCCTCTGTGCTGGCGCTAGATACAGCCACTAACACCTTTACGTTGGCTGCTGGTCTTCTT